CGACAACGTCGCTCGCATGTTCGCGGTCGATAATCTCGAAAGCGTGAAGTGGGACCTCGTCAACCGTTATGGACTGGGTGAAGACGAAGCCTCTCAGGTCATCGAGCGGCTGCGAAAGGGCCGAGACAGCTCCGCTGATCCGCGAGCGAAGCGGCGCATCCTGATGGATGAGTTTGCCGAGCACGACGGCACGAAGCTCTCTGACCTCCTCGTGAACAATGCCACAGCGCTCACGAACGCCTACGCTCGACACGGGTGGGCGAAGGTGGCTCTCGCGCGTGTCCGCATCCCGGACGCTGCGAACCCCGGTGAACTGCTGGTGGACGGCATCACGAACGATGGCGACTGGAATGCGCTCATCAACGCCGTGCGCGCGAGGGGCCACGATGAGGGCGTCCCTCGGACGACAACCGATCGTGAAGTCCAGGCGCTGCAGGTTGCCTATGATCAGATCAAGGGCGTCCCGCATCCGCAGCAACAGGAGAGGTGGGCCCAAGCTGTCCGCGCACTCGGGAAGCTGAACCTCATGAGGCTCGGCAACCAGTTCACGTTCGCGCAGCTTGGTGAGAGCTACAACATGCTCTCAGAGATCAGCCTCGGCGCGCTCGCGCAGCAGGTGCCGTCCTTCCGGCGCATCATCACCGCGGATGGTCGCTGGGTGAAAGCCAACGCACTCGACCGATGGGTGGAGAATGTCTTCGGCCTCGGTGCTGAAGGTGTCCGCTTGATCGCGGATCACACCCACGCTGACGACCTGCACTCACTGCCGCTGGAGGCTTCTGGCTTCTGGGATCACGCCAATGAGAAGTTGACGACGGCGAGTGATGCAGTGCTTCACCTATCAGGCTTCCACTTCGTGGACGGCATGATGAAGCAGTGGACCGCGAAGGCGATCGCGCAAGAGTTCTTCGACATGGCACATCGCTTCCCAGAGCTTCCCGGAGGCGGCTTTGACACGACGAAGGCCAACTACCGCCGCATGGCCCAACTCGGCCTCAGCGACGAGATGCTGCAGCGTGTGCTGCGCGGCGTCAAGGATAACGCGCAGTCAGAGCGCGGCATCTTCACGAATGGTAAGCTGACAGACCCACGGCTCGATAGCTGGCGGGATCAGGAAGCGCGCATCAGCTTTGAGCAGGCTTTGATGCGGAAGGCGCGACAGGTCATCCAAGAGAATGACATCGGCTCCATGCACCAATGGATGCCACATCCCATCTGGCGGATGATCATGCAGTTCCGCGCATTCCCCCTCCATGCCTATGACAAGCAGCTCATGATGGGCCTCGCGATGCACGACAGCCAGTCGACCGCCGCGCTCGCGCTCGGTGCTGCGATCCCGACGCTCATCTATGCCGTGCAGCAGCACATCGCTGCGCTCGGCCGCAGTGATAGTGGAGCGTGGATCGACAAGCGCCTGGATGCTCCGCACCTCATCGGGGCGGCCATTCAGCGCCATGGGTGGTCCTCAATGCTCCCGACTGCCGTCGATAGCGCGCTGCCGTTCTTCGGGCAGAAGCCCTTCTTCGATGCGCGGAATACTGGGCAGCAGTCAGACCTCCTCTTCGGAAACCCCACAACGTCACTCATCACTGACACCAGCAAGGCCATTGGCGGCACCGTCAAGTCCTTCACGGAGAACCGGCGACTGTCCCAGGATGAACTCCGAGACTGGCACCGTCTGTTCAGCAACAACCTTGTCACCGGCGCAATCCTGAACTCGATGATCACCGACCGTCCCGTTCACCCACCAAAGTCTCCGCGCTGGTAGCGCACACGACACGGCCGGGGCCTCTGATGCGAAAGCTCACGCCCCGGTCCTCAACCTTCCCATAAGGACCATGGCCCTCTACACTCCCGCCACCTACGTGGGCGACGGAGCGACTGTGTCGTTCGCCGTCCCCTTTGACTACCTCAACCGCTCGGATGTCATCGTCACGGTTGGCGGTGTGGTTGTCTCCGCTTACACCTGGACATCCTCGGCGACCATCTCCTTCAACACCGCGCCGCTCGTCGGTCAGGCAATCGTCATCTCGCGCTCCACCTCGATCGCGAACCCCACCTCCAATTTCACAGCCGGCGATCTGCCCGCGCTGGCCCTCAACAGGGCATCCAAGCAAGCGATCTTCGGCCTTCAGGAGCTGAGCCGAAGTGTAGCGTTGCTGGCCGGTCTCCTCGTCTACGACGGGACATGGGACGCTGCCGCTAACACCCCTGTGCTCGCCTCGGGGATTGGGCAAGCCGGCCACTACCGGATCGTCTCCAACCCAGGGTCCACCACCCTCGATGGCGTGTCGACCTGGATCGCCACTGACCTCGTGGTGTTCGACGGGACGCACTGGTCCCGCATTGCATCGGCGAGCATGTCCGTTGCGTCGACGCAGATCATCGACAGCACCGCGGTTGGCCGAGCGCTCCTCACGTCCGCTTCAGTGGCTGCTCAACGGGCATCTCTAGGGCTCGCGACGGTGGCTGCGACTGGGAGCTACTCGGACCTCCTCAGCGCTCCGACACTTCCAACCCCACAGGTTGGGGGGCGGCTGACGCTGCAGTCCGGCGTCCCGGTCATGTATAACGCCGTGTCAGGTGGCGCGACGGTCTACTTCACACCAGACCTGGGCTTCATCGTCCCGGCGTGGAATGGCTCGACGTTCGTCTCACTGCAGTTCACTGAGCTGTCACAAGCTCTCTCTGACGCCACGAAGAGCCCAGCCGCCGCAGCCGCCTCCAGCCTCTACGATATGTTCGTGTGGTTGGATGGTGCCACCCTTCGCTGCACTCGTGGCCCCGCGTGGACCTCCACCACGTCTCGTGGGACTGGGGCGGGCACCTCGGAGCTTCGGCGAACGCAGGGCTTGCTCGTCAACAACGTGACCATCACGAACGGTCCCCTCGCGGGCAATGGGGTCTATGTCGGAACAATCGCGACGAATGGCTCCGCGCTTGTTGACTGGGTCCCATCCCCCGCGGCGGCGAGCGGTGGCGCTTATTGCGCGCTTAATGTTTGGAATGCGTTCAACCGCCGAGACGTGGTCGCGTCCGTTCAGGATAACGTGGGTTATACGCTCACAGCGACCGGCTTTCGCGCGGCGCACGGCAGCACAAACAACCGGGTCAATTTTGTGTCCGGCCTCGCGGAAGACGCAATCGCAATCAACTACAACTCAACCACCAGCACGGTCGCAACCGGAGGTGCTTACACGCAGTGTGCGGTCGGCCTGGACTCAGCAACCAGCGCGCTGAACGGAGTATTCACCCAAAACAACACGCCCGCGAACTCTTCAATGGCGATCGGGCAGCCCCTTGCGATCAATGCACAGCCGCAACTCGGCTCGCATTACGTTCAGGCGCTTGAGCAGGGTGATGGCTCCCACGCGAACACCTACAATTTCTCCGGCAACGCGCTTCTGCAAATCAAGCTGAGAATGTGACGAAAGAGCATGACCGAACAATCCACGTCTCCTGAGCGCGATCTCGGTCGTGTCGAGGGGAAGCTTGACCTGATCCTCCAGCACTTCACCGACTTCGCCAAAGAGCATCGAGATAACCACCAGCGTGTGAGCGACAAGCATGAGGCTCTCGCAGCGCGCGTGACGAAGGTCGAGGGGCGCATCTCCATGTTCGCTGTGGCGGGCGTGGTGGGCGTCCTCGCATACCTTGGCGACGCGAAGGGAGTGCTCATCACCCTCCTATCGAAGATGGCTCTCTGATGACTGACACCCTCACTACCCTATCCGACATCCTCGACGAGAGCGCGAAGCTCCTCCTCGCGAAGATCAAGGACGGCACCGCAACGGCCGCTGACCTGAACGTCGCGCGGGCACTCCTCAAGGACAACGGCATCAACGCCATCCCCACGAAGACCAACGGCCTCGGCGGACTCGCCGACAGCCTCCCCTTCCAGTCTGCCGAAGACATCGGTCAGACCTACAACTGAGGACACACACACCTTTGGCAAATCAATCCGTGCGGAACGCGGTCGGCGTCGTTGGACAGCAGACCTATCCCTACGACCCCACAACGCCCCCGACGACCGCTGGCTCGGTCCTGGTGAATGGTAATTCCCAGGCCTACACGATCGACCCTGTGGGGGGAACCATCACAGTCACCGATTACACATTCACTGGAGGAGAAAGCATCGTGATCATTGGAGCAACCGCCTCGGCCCCTCAGGCCGTCGTTTCGAACGCCATCCCGCAACCGTTTCGCAACCTCATTCGCAACGCGCGCTTCTCCATCAACCAACGCGCGACGGCCTCCCCTTACACACTCGCTGCCAATGCGTATGGGCACGATGGTGTGAAGGGCGGCGCGGCTGGTGCAACCTACACCTACGCGCTCGCCGCAAATGGCATTGACACGGTCATCACGGTGACTGCGGGCTCGATCATCCTTCCGATCGAGAGTGCGATGATCGCGGGGGGCGTCTACACCGTCCAGAACCATGGCACCTCCCGGGCCCGGGTGTGGCAGGGCCTCGGCACCACGGGGTCGGGCAGCTATGTGGCAACGCCGTTCACCACCCCCAACATGACGGCGAACACCCAGACGAACGTCGAGTTCGGCCTTGGCACGGTGTGGTTGCCCCAGTTCGAGCTTGGGTCCAGCGCGACGGTCTTCGAGTGGCGTCCTGACTGGATTGAGTGGCCGCTCTGCTACCGATACCTGCTCCGATACCTCGGCAACTTCATCAATGAGAAGGTCCCCGCGGCGGGCATAATCGTCTCGACCTCGTCCGCGATCATCTCTGTCGCACTGCCGTTCCCGATGCGGGCCACCCCGGCTCTCATCCAGAGCGGTGTGCAGCTCTCGGACGGAACAACCACGGCCGCCATCCTCAACATCACCATCGACGTGGCCTCACCCGTCAGCCCCTCCTACAACGTCGTCACGCTCTCCTCCAGCTTCGTCGTCGGCCGCGCGGGGCAACTCAGCGCTACCGGGGCGACATCCTCCCTCCTCCTCATGGCCGAGCTTCAGTAAGCTCGGCACCCCCCCAGCAAAGGAACCATCATCCATGTCGACTCCCTCCCTTCAGCGCAACGTCGGTGGCGGCGGCTTCACGCCGGTCGCTCAGGTCAATCCCCCGGCCCTTCCGACGACGATTACGCAGACCTCCAACAAGGCCGCGATCATCACCACCGCGTCGACCAACGCCGCGCTCCTGTCTTCGGTCCCCGGTCGCCTCGGCTACGTCATCCTCGGCAACACGGCGGCCACCTGGGCATACCTGAAGCTGTATGACAAGGCGACAGCCCCGGTCCCCGGCACGGACACCCCGGTGGCGGTTTACGCCATCCCTCCGGCCGCCTCGGGTGGCCAGCTCATCGTCCTGCCGCTCGACGGCGCGCCGGCCTTCGCCAATGGCATCGGCATCGCCATCACGCTGGCCGCGGCCCTGGCTGATGCCACCGCGCTCGCGGGTGCGAGCACCGTCGTCGGCACGATCACGTTCTAATGTCCACGCCGGTTCTTCAACGCAACCAGGGAGGGGGCGGGTTCGCCACCTTCGTCCCGATCGACGTGTCGACCCTGTATCCGCACGACTCCGTGCAGAATGTGGCGGCGATCGTGTCGACGGCCACGACCAACGCGCAGGTCTTGTCCACGACCCCGGCTCACCTAATCGGGATCGACCTATACAACTCCGATGTGACGAACGCCGCATACCTGAAGCTGTATGACAAGGCGACAGCCCCGGTCCCCGGCACGGACACCCCGGTCATGGTCTTCGAGGTCAGCCAGGGCGGCACCTCAGGGCACCTCACCCTCGGCTCCGACCAGATCAACTACGAGTTCAAGGTCGGCATTGGCCTCGCGCTCACGAAGCTGCCGGCGCTCAACGACGCCACGGCCCTTGTGACCGCTGGGTCGGTCAGCGGAACGATCACCTTCTAATGACCCTCAACGGCCCCTGCATTCAGTTGTGGGGGCCGCCTCACGCGCTTGATTGGCGACTGGTGCCCAATGCGCAGACGATACCGATCTCTCATCCCCGGCCGTCCCTCGGCCGTTAAACAGCACCCCCCGCGACCCAAGGACGAGTTCCTCCCCGGCTTCTGGGAGGACGAGGCTTATCAGTTCGTGCCCGACCTCACGGTCTACGACACGGAAGTCACCACGGTGAAGACCGGCATCCTCGACGCTCAGGGCAACCCGATCGTCTACGAGGAAGGCGGGATGGAGCCATTCATGGGCTTCATCAAGCCCTCGTGGGTCGACCAAGACGAAGAAGAAAGTGAACCCGAAGAAGACGACGACTGGACCTAGGGACCCGCTTAAAGAGGACTTCCGGGTCTTCCTCTACGTGGTCTGGAAGCATCTTAACCTCCCAGACCCGACTCCCCTCCAATATGACATCGCTCACTTCCTCCAGCACGGCCCCCGGCGCGCCATCGTCGAGGCTCTGCGCGGCATCGGAAAGTCGTGGATCACGATCGCCTTCGTGGCGTGGTTGCTCTACTGCGATCCGCAGCTCCGCATCCTCGTCGTGTCCGCCTCGGGGCAGCTTGCGCTGGACTTCACGACCATGTTGCTCGGCCTCATCATGGAGATGCCGATCCTCGCGCATCTGCGGCCGGGGCCCGATCAACGGTCCTCGAAGCTATCCTTCGACGTTGGCCCAGCACTGACCGCGAAGGAGCCCTCGGTGAAGTCCCTGGGCATCACGGGGCAGCTCACCGGCAACCGCGCCGACATCATCATCCCCGACGACATCGAGACGGCCACCAACTCGGACACCCAGGCGGCGCGCGACAAGCTCGCACAGCAGGTCAAGGAGTTCGACTCGATCATCAAGCCGGGGGGCCGCATCCTCTTCCTGGGCACGCCCCACAACGAGGACAGCCTCTACAACAAGATGGGGGAGCGCGGCTACGTCACGCGCATCTGGCCCGCACGTTACCCCATGCCGGACAAGCTGCCGAAATACGGCACCCGACTGTCCACCTTCATCGCCCAGAAACTGGAGGATGATCCGACCCTCACCGGGACGCCCACCGACACACGCTTCTCCCACGAGGAGCTGGAGGAGCGTGAGCTGTCCTTGGGGCGGTCCACATTCGCCCTGCAGTATATGCTCGACACGTCTCTCTCGGACGCCGAGCGTTTCCCCCTGCGGCTGACTGACCTAGTCATCCTCCCCCTGGACCCCATCAGGGCCCCTGCGGACCTCGCCTGGGGCTCTTCATCGAACCTCCGCATCAATGACCTCCCGTGTGTCGGGATCGCACCAGACGCCTACTATGGCCCGGCATTCGTCTCGACGGAACGCTACGTCCCCTATGCCGGAACGGTGATGTTCATCGACCCCTCGGGCAAGGGCAAGGATGAGACCGGCTACGCAGTGGTCAAGATGCTGCATGGCCGCCTCTTCCTCACCGCCGCGGGTGGCCTTATGGGAGGCTACGACGACAAGACGCTGGAGAAGCTCCTGTGGGTCGCGCGGCGCAACGACGTGAACCAAATCCTCGTCGAGCCCAACTTCGGCGGTGGCATGTTCACGAAGCTGCTTCAGGCCAAGGCCACCGACATCCACCCCTGCACGATCGAGGACGCCGACTGGTCCACCGGCCAGAAGGAACGTCGGATCATCGACACCCTGGAGCCGATCCTCAACTCGCACAGGCTGGTGGTCTGCCGCTCCGTGGTCGAGCAGGACTACCGCTCCACGGACACCTATCAGGCCGGTGAGCAGACCCGACGACGCCTCTTCTACCAGATGACGAGGCTCACGAAGGACAAGGGC